TTTGTTAATTTTTCAATATTATTATATTTATTTTCAAATTCTTTTAATTGTTTTTCGTGACAAATATCTAATGTATGTGTTGTTTTTTCATAATTACATTTTCTTTTATTTTTTTTTGTTGTTTTCATTAATTTTATTTTAAATTTAAAAATTCCTTAAATTAATTTTTAAGTTATTTTTTAATTTTTTTTTTTCTTTATATAATATATAAAAATGGGAGGAGGTTTAATGCAACTCGTTGCCTATGGTGCTCAAGATATCTATCTTACTGGTAATCCTCAAATTACCTTTTTTAAAGTTGTCTACCGTCGTCACACCAACTTTGCTATGGAATCTGTAGACCAAACTATTAATGGTACTGCAGGTAAAGGTGCCAAAGTTACATCTACTGTTTCGCGCAATGGTGATCTCGTTGGCCGTATGTATCTTGAATTTGATACTACAATCACTGATTCTAATTACAATCCTGGTCATACTGCACTTTCTGAAGTTGAAGTCCAAATTGGTGGTCAACAAATCGATAAACACTGGGGTCACTGGATGGAAGTCTGGGCTGAACTCACTGAATCAAATGATGCTGGTGTTTTAGGTGATGCAGCTAATAGTGCAGGTACCCGCTTCCAAAATCTTGCTCGTGCTGGTGGTTCATTAGCTTCAGCAAGTGATAATCCTAAATGCCGTGTTCCTCTTCAATTCTGGTTCAACCGTAATCCTGGTCTTGCTCTTCCATTGATTGCTCTTCAATACCACGAAGTTAAAGTTAGTGTAACATTTGCCAATGCTGAAATTACTCCTTCTAATGTTGAACTTTGGGCTGACTACATCTATCTTGATACTGATGAACGCAGACGTTTCGCTCAAGTTTCTCACGAATACTTGATTGAACAAGTTCAACACACATCAAACACTGGTCCATCGATTGACCTTAACTTCAATCACCCCGTCAAAGAACTTGTATGGACTGGTAATGTTGCGAGTGATGGTACTAGAACAGTACTTCCAAGTGGAAATACCAAACTTGTTCTTAATGGACACGACCGATTTGCCGAAAGACCCCCTCAATATTTCACACAAACACAAGTATGGCAACACCACACTGGTACACCTGTAAACTGTGCTGATGGTACTGCAGGAGCTTTAAAAGCTTCTGTTGATGAAATTGCTGTTTACTCATTCGCCCTTAAACCCGAAGAACACCAACCATCGGGTACTTGCAATTTCTCAAGAATTGATAACGCTCAACTTAAAATTGCTGGTAATGGCAATACAGCAGGCACTAACACAATTAATGTATATGCTGTCAACTACAACGTACTCCGTGTTATGTCTGGTATGGGTGGTTTGGCTTATTCCAACTAAACATAAAATCAAAAATAATTATTTTTTTAATAAAATATATAAAAATATATTTAATTATTGTTTAATTTTTAAAATTTTTTTCTTTATATAATATATAAAAATGGGAGGAGGTTTAATGCAACTCGTTGCCTATGGTGCTCAAGATATCTATCTTACAGGTAATCCTCAAATTACCTTTTTCAAAGTTGTCTACCGTCGTCACACTAACTTTGCTATGGAAGCAGTTGATCAAACAATTAATGGTGCTGTTGCAGTTGGAAACAAAGTTACATCTACTATTTCGCGCAATGGTGATCTTGTAGGCCGTATGTATCTTGAAGCCGATTTAACAGTAGAAAGAAATGATACTACTGGTTCTTTCCAGGGATTGAATGTTGGACACGCTATTATTAATGAAATTGAAGTTCAAATTGGTGGTCAACAAATCGATAAACACTGGGGTCACTGGATGGAAGCCTGGGCTGAACTCACTGAACCAAATTCTGCAGGTGTTATGGGTGTTATAGATTCTGCAGGAAGTGGTACTCGTTTCCAAAATCTCGCTTGTGCTGGCGGTGTTGGTATGACTAGAACAGATAGTGATCAAAATGATTCACTAACTGATACAAGTGTAGTATGCCGTGTACCACTTCAATTCTGGTTCAATCGCAATCCTGGTCTTGCTCTTCCATTAATTGCTCTTCAATACCACGAAGTTAAAATAAGTGTCTCATTTGCATCACCTACAGGTGTTACTCTCAATTCTAATGATACAAAACTTTGGGCTGACTATATCTATCTTGATACTGATGAACGCAGACGTTTCGCTCAAGTTTCGCACGAATATCTTATTGAACAACTTCAACACACCTCGAACAGTGGTTCTTCCATTGACCTTAACTTCAATCATCCCGTCAAAGAACTTGTATGGACAGGTGCTGTTAGTGTTGATGGTATTAGAAGTAATTTAAGTGCAGGAAATACAAAACTTGTTCTTAATGGTCACGACCGATTTGCCGAAAGACCCCGTGAATATTTTACACAAACACAAGTATGGCAACACCACACTGGTACACCTCTCGATTGTTCTGCAACTATAGTAGCTGCTGCTTCATTAAAAGCTTCCGCAGCACAAATTGCTGTATACTCATTCGCCCTTAAACCCGAAGAACATCAGCCATCGGGTACTTGCAATTTCTCAAGAATTGATAACGCTCAACTTAAAATTGCTAATAACAGTAACACTGTTAATATATATGCTGTTAACTACAACGTACTTCGCGTTATGTCCGGTATGGGTGGTTTAGCTTATTCCAATTAAGCAATTTTTTAATAATATATTAAAAAATAAAAAAATATATAATTTAAAAAATTATTTTTATAAAAATAATATATTATTTATATTATTTATATTATTTATATTGTTTATATTATTTATATTGTTTATATTGTTTATATTGTTTATATTATTTATAATATAAATCAAATAAATTCAAATTTTTTATATTTTAAAAATTTGAATTTTAATATATCAAAATTTCTTAGCTAATTAACAAATACTAGTGTGTATACCAAAAACCGCAACTTTCAAAATGGTCTCTCTCATTGAAAACTTCAACACTCTTGTCATCACGGAAGTGAAGAATCAACAACAAGAAATCCTCACCTCTTTTGTCGCAGAACTTCTGAAAAACTCCGCTCTTCAACAAAACGAAGAAGAAATCACATCGCTCAAAGAGCAGTTTATTCAAAAGCTTCAGCTCAACAAATCTGACAAACCGAAGAAATCCATGAAGAAATCCACCACAAAAACACAAAAGAAGAAGACAAAGCCAACCGCTTTCTCTGTCATCGTGTCACACTACAAGACCATGGACTTTCAGGAAAAGTTCAAAGATTTGCTCCTCACCGAAGAAGAAAAAGAAGACGCCGGATTCACTGGACGTGGAAGTCACTTCAAACTCTGCAAGTTCATCCTCGAAAAAATCAATGAAAGCCCTTTTCACGCCAAAGAACTGCAAAAGATGATTGAACAAGAAATCAGTTTTTTCAACGCACAACAAGAAAATGACAACGCAGAACACGATGATGGCGCTAGCAGCAGTGAAGAGCAAAACGACGCAGGAGAAGACAGTGATGACACCAGCAGCAGTGAGGATGAAAATGATCAAGAAAACTAAAAAAAACAAAAAAAAATAAGAAAGAGTTAATTAAGAACTAAACTTTTTCTTATTCTATTCAAAAATTATAAAAATAATAATCATATTCTTAAATTTTAATAAAATAATTTTTATTATATTTATATTAACAATTTTTTATTATTAATTTTTTGTTTATTTATTAATATTAAACCTAATATTAAAATAAATAGATAATATAATAAATAATTTATATATTTTAATTTATAATATTTAACAATATAATCAGAAAAACCAAATCCAGCAATATATAATAATAAATAACCAATTTCTTGTATCATTAGTATAATTAATATTAATATTTATTTTTAATTATTTATATTTTTATATAAAATATTCTTTGATTACAGGAGACCTAATATTTTCATCATCCATTTCAATTTCTTCTATTTTTAAATATTTATAATCTGTTTCAGCGTTATTATCATTAGATAAATCAGATTTATTTTCTTTATTTGTTTTTTCTAATTTATTATTTTTTTTGCTTGAAAAAAAATTTAAAAAACTATTTTTTTTTCTATATAATGTAAAAGGTAAATTAATTTTACACATTCTAGTATTAATATTATTTGAAAATATAAAAAATTTATTAAACATATTATTATATTAATTAATTCTTTATATTATTTTTATTTTATAATTTACGAATTTTAAACTTTTGTCCAAACACTTACTTTGTGTTTATTAGATGATAATTCAATTGGTTCAACTCTTCTATATTTATTAGATTTGCATAAATAATAAATTAGATAATCTCTTTTAACTTTTTTTGATTTGTCTTTAGAATATAAATTATTAAATTGATTTGAAATATTTTTAATAGACAAAGGATAAGAAAAATCTATTTTTTCTAAAATTTCATCCATTTCACTATTTGTAATTCTATTAGTCATAATTTAATTTAATGTTTATTTTATTTTAAGAATAAATTATTTAAAATTTAATAAAATTTATTTATTTAAATTGAAAACAAAAATAAATGAATGAAGAAAAGAGGAATTTAAAAATAGTATTTTGTTTACCTGGTAATAATTTTTCTGGTAAATTTTTAACAGCATGGTCTGAATTATTACAATGGTGTATAAAACAAGATATTAAAGTTATAATATCACAAAAATATAGTAGCATGGTTCATTTTGCTCGTTCAAGTTGTTTATGTGGTGATAATAGAAGAGGTCCTGACCAAAAACCTTTTGATGGAAAAATTGATTATGACTATATAATGTGGATAGATAGTGATATTATATTTTCTGTACAAAATTTTATTAAATTACTAGTCGCAAATAAAGATGTTGTTTGTGGATTATATAAAATGGAAGGTGGTACTAAATATGCTGTTGTTGAAAATTGGGATTTAAATTATTGGGAAAATAATGGAACTTTTCAATTCTTAGATGATACAATTTTAGAAAATAAAAGAAATAATTGTGAATTAATTGATAATAAATTTTTAAAAGTTTCTTATAGTGGTTTAGGATGGATGTTAATAAAAAAGGGAGTTATTGAAAAAATACAATATCCATGGTTTGAAAGTGAAAGACTTGAACATAAACAATACAGAGATATATGTAG